TTAGTTGCATTCATATAGCTCTTCCAAAACGTCCGCTACTTTTTCAGTGGTAACCACCTCATAGGGCTTTACTGGTTCATTAGGGAGAACATAATCAAATACTATCCCATTCTTTCTCACAATTTGAACAGTATCACCTTTTATAAAGCCTCTATCGATTGCCTCTTTTAGTTCATCATAATATAACATAACCATATCTCCTTTACTTATTTATTCGTAAAGTAGCAAAAAAATCTATTGTTTTAACTTATAAATAATACACATTAACCAAGTCTAAATTCAAGTTCTTTTGATTCTAGGTTTTTATGATATAATAGGAGCAGAAGAAAGAGTTGTCTGCTCTTTCTTTGTCCTATGTTTGACCTAGCGCTTGCCTTTTGTTTGCTGACTTTCAGGCTTGCGCTTTTTGTGTATCTTCCGCTCAAATTTGAGCAAAAGAACGGGCGTACCTTTAGGTACACCCATGAATACTTTACGAAAAAATGTCTAAAAGTAAAGGGGGTCGCTAAACGCTACCCCCTTTAGGTACACCCATGAATACTTTCTCCCAAAATTGGAAAAAAGTAAGTGGTATGTAGTTGAAACTACACGCCTTTATGTTAAAATAAGGGTATGTAAAAGGGCTTTCGCCCTCTTTACCAATTATTCAGCGATTATCGTTTCCTAGTCGGGTATTTTGGAGCGATTCTCGATTTTTCTTTTGAGCTGTTACTCATTTTTGAGTAACAGTACACTTACAAAGTAGCGTCCATTTTGGGACGTTACTTTTTTTGCTTCACAAAATTGTTAAGCAAAGTTAAAATGCCATTACTTACAACCGTACTTAAGGGTACGCTTGTAGGGTGTAGCTATAACTACACCCCAAAAATAAAAAAAGCTATTACTCAAAAATGAGCAATAGCCAACCTGCTCAAATTTGAGCGGGTTTAAATCTGTAATATCGGGTGTGAACTCTTCCACGACCACTTAAATTTTATTGATAATACTATTTTTTACGATTTTTAAAGAAGTTAGCCCAGAACGGATTTTCTTTATCGAAAATTTCCACTTCTTCAGCGGTCATATTGTGGGGATAATCAGCAAATAAATTGTATATCTTCTTTTTATCGAAACTAAACTGGCGAACGCCTACTTGGTCAGTAACCTCTACCCACCAAATTTTATCATTGGGATTTTCCTTGTAAAATTCATACTTCATAATAACTTCTACCTTTCTCCAATTATATAAAATTTTTGTTTTGAATACAAAATATAACAATTAGAAGCCTTTTAACCAAAGACTATCACCTTTTTCAACGTACTTCCGAAAACGTCTGTAATGCTTTAAATAAGTGTTTATCCTCATGTATTTAGGACGTTCAGGAAAGCCGTCAAACATGTACCCACCACGTTTAGGGGTGAAATACGGGTCTATTTTTCTTGCTTCTTTTAAGGCTAGCTCCCAATAATATTGGCAATCTGTTTTGCTACGGTTTAGCGTCTGTTTATGGATACCTTGGCACATTCTACAATAATACGCTATTTCTCGCTTATAAAGCACTCTACAACGTTTCTGACACCTTGGGCAAAGGAAAAAATAGCGGTATCCCCCTTTTGTTCCTGCTATCTTATCAAGTTCTAAGCGCTGACTTTCAAACTCTATAAATAGCGCTTCTAAGTTTATGTCAAGCCTCTCACCGTCTAATCTTGCTACTGCTTTGGTTAATCCTTTTAGCTTCATAGGCTTTGTAATAGCTTCTATCGCCAATCTCTTAACTGTAACCACCTTTGCCCCCTTATATACGTAAAAACCCAACTAAATTGCTTAAATACATATCTTTAACTAAATCATTTATTATGTTATACTACGCTTGTAGAAGTGGTCTAACGCCCATGAAGCAATAATGTTGTGGAGGCGGTGGGTCACTTCTACGTTTTTATTTTTTTGATATTAAAGCCGTAAAATGGTAAAATAAAGTCATAAAAATTAATCAATTTCGACACATTAAGCGTGTTATTTTTATCTTCTGGTTAAAAAGGTGTCCCATTTTTGGGGCACCCTTTTTGTTATCTAGAAAACACCAATAATTCACCACCACGGTAGGCTTCTGCGAACTCAATAACACCACGTTCTAATTTTCGATAAAACTCACTTTCAGAATAACCCAGCTCCATATAAATCTCGCAATCAGTTCTAATTTGCCACTTGCAATATTTCTCAATCAAAACTTGTCTTACAAGTGGGTCAATAACACGATTGATAGCCTTCATAATAGCTTCCATTTCATTCCAAGCCGATACACGTCTGGTTACTAGGGCTTCTGTTTGACTGCTACCACTGTTATAACTCCTAACTGTTTTAGGTTCTAGCGTATAAGTAGGTGTAAGTTTAGGCGTGTATTCTTCCCCAGCTATACGAGAAAAACGGCGATATTGTTTTAGAACTTTATAAGCGTTGTTCTTGGTGCTTTGTTTATCGATTTCTTTTAGAAAATCCATGGCGGTGACTCCTTTTTTGTTTAACAATTATTGTAAGCTGCTAAAGCTTCTTCTAAAAAGGTGTTATGCATATCTGTAGAGATTTTATCACCCATAAAATCAAGTTCAGAAGTTCTTGCATAGTCTAAGTCTGTGATGTATCGGATAGCTTCTTTAGCTTGTTCTTCCCATTCGGTAAGAAATTCAATTTTTAATTTTGGAAACGGGAACGCTCGAAGATCTGCTTGATAAATTTGTTTTAGCTTTTTAAGCGCAAGAGGATTGTTTTCGTACTTTCGTAAATAACAAACGAGGTCTTCTTCCGAAAAATCAAGTTCTTCTAATAAAGTAAATTCAGCTAAATCATCAGCAGTTATCTTTGTGATGACTCCAAGCTTCTCTTTTTCATCTTCTACCGTTTTTTCCAACGCTTCAAGCAGTTCTTTTTGTTTCCAAGCGTCTGTACTTTCACTTCGTAAACGTCTTTCATCAATTGTTTTTTTAGCTAATACTGCCCCTGCATAGCCCCTGTCTATATCTTTTTGTAAGTTTTTTACAAGCTCAGCGTACGATTTCTTTCGCTCATCTTTTGCTTTTGCATATTCCGCAATTGATTCGTTAATTTTTTTCATTCTTCTTACTCCTTTTCTGTTTTAAGATTAAAAAGAGGACAACTCAAAAAGCTATTACAAGCTTAATGAATTGCCCTCTGTTGTTCAGATAGACGCTATTTTTTAGTTGTCGTAACGGTTAAGTGTGTAAACTTTCCGTCTTGATAACTCAATGTAATTGTACCAAAATCTGGTGTTTTCTCTGTTACCATTATACCATTTTTTGAATATAAAATATACCCTTGTTTAATTAATGTCATTAAATCTTTATTTGTTTCCATGACTGCCCTTTCTATGTTTTATCATTAGCTTTGCATATTCTACTCTTTTTCGTTTTATAAGCTCTTTAGGATAGTACTTTAACTCATTATCATCAAGCATACCATGCAAGTTATCCAAGCAATTCCAAACACCAAAACATAAAATTTCAAATCGTTCTCGTTCTCCCTCTGGTAGCTTACTCTTATAACCTTCTATCATCTCTAAAATTTCTTGTTCTTCCTCAATCCAATTTTGTAGTTCTTCTACTGTTAATGGTCTGATTTCGTTGTGTGATTTTACATTATTCATGCTTATTCTCCTTGTATTACTCTAGGTATTAATAATCTATTGTTAACTAAATCCTTGAAAATATAGTATTCTTTAGTATTTTTGATAAATTTGTTACCCTTTTTGTTACCAAATACCTCAAAAATGTCTTATTTCAAGTTTCGGATACTGTAACGCTTATCTTTGATACCAAGCGCTTTAAAGGTGTTACCCTCTAAACCTTTCAAAATACGGCTTGCATTGCGTTCATTGTAGACTTTCTTTAACTCTGACCCGCTTAGATTAGTATTGATAATCGTATTTTCTCGGTTATTCAGAATATCGAATAAGAAGTCTTGTTCCCAATCGCTTTTAGGGTTTAGTGTTGCATTCTTCGCCCCAAGGTCATCAAGAATAAGGTAGTCAGCTTCAGTCAATAGCTTAACCGCTTCTGCTTCTGTTAGTTTGGCACCTCTGCCATAATTCCACCCCTCTTTGATTTCCTTAATGATTTCCGTAAGGCTGATAAATAACACGCTCTTAGGCTCATTTTTTGCCCTGTATCCCTCGTTTATCGCTTTGGCAATAGAAATACTTAGGTGACTCTTTCCAATACCTGTACCGCCCGTTATAAGCGTATTTCCTACCATACCATTTAGATATTTGTCCGCCTGCTGTTTAGCAAAGGCTAAAAGCTGACGCTCTTCTGGTGTATTTGCTATAAAAGTGTCAAAGGTAGCCGTTTTAAGCTCTTTAGGGATTGTACTATCACGTTCCAAGACGTTATAAGTATTTGCGTACAATTCTTTATTTTTAAGCTTTTCAAGTTCGCTTTGGCTCTTTTGAGCTATTTCCTCTTTGGCACATTCGGGACAATATGGGGCGGGCTTTCTCGGTTTGGCTTCTCCCGCTATTACAACAGTCCTGTTAAGCTGTTGTAAATGTACGTTATGTACGGGACAAACCTCATCAAGTTCTATAATATGTTTCAAGTTCTCAAATGGGTTCTTTATCATGTTTTTACCTCACTTTCTAAAATGGCAAATCGTCTGGGATAGTGCTTTCTATATCACTTTTAGCAGGTTGTTGCTTAGACTCATGGAACTTCCTATCCTCTTCTTCAGCTTGTACAAGCGTTGTAATGCCGTTTTGTCTCCAATTTCTTAGAATAGAATTTACATAACCAAAGGAACGCTTAGCATTGTTAGAAGCTTTATCAATAGCACACTTCAATAACTCTGGTTCAAAGTTATCTAGTTTGATATAGTCCGCTAGTTGTTCAGCTTGATTAGGAGATAAGACACCAATTTCTTGTTGGTAGTAAGAATAGATTTCGGAAAAATCAGCAGTAGCATTATTTATATTCTCCTGACTTAACTTATCTTTACTTATATTATCTTTACTTATATTATCTTTACTTATATTGGGGTAACCGTTGGTTGTCACTTGGTTAACCAGCGGTAAACCAGTATTTTGTTCATTTGCTTTCACGTCATTTTCTGATTTCTCAAGTAAGTGTTTATAAACGCTTGGGGTGTATCTATCTTTTCTGACAGTATTTTGTTCAAAAAAATCGATAACAAAGTAAACCATTTCATCGTTCAGAGGTCTAATAAACTTTTTTATCACTAATAAACCTAAATTATCTTCGTTTGCTCCTATCATTCTTAAAATGGGAAACGCCTCAACAATTCCGTCATCATCTGCATTTTGAATTAGATGAAAATATAAAGCTTGCGCCTCTAAAGGTAACCTTAAAAATCTTTGAGTTTGCGTTACAGTTTTACTAATCATTCTTCTATTTCCCAATTATTGCTCCTTTCTAGCGTACGGTTAAGAAATTAATCACGTCTGACACTCTAAAATATTGTTTCTTGCTACTCTCAAAAGGTGGTTGGTAAACTTTAAGCCCCTTTTTAACCCAACTTGTAAGTGTAGCGCCTGTTATATCTAGTTCCTCTTTCAGCTCTTTAGAACTTATTAAGCCCGTCTGTTTCTGTAGCCGTTTTTCTAGCTCTAACTTCTTATCGGTTACTACGTCTATACGGTCTAACAAGCCTTGCTCAAACTCGGGTGAAAATGTTCCCATATTACACCCCCTCTAAAAGCTCTTTAATAAGCTCTGTATAGATAGCTGGGTCAGCGTTCACCAAAATAGTAAGACGCTTTTGTTCATCTTGAAGCTGATTATAAAAAGCCTTTGTACCATCCATTAGTTCCGCTTTATTAGCAGGGATAAAATATCCTCGGTTACTACCACTTCTTACCCCCACAATAGGAACACCGTATTTTGTAATTAGTCGGCTAATAATCTTCTGTACAAGTCTTTTATCAAGCCCCGAGATACTAGCGATTTCAGCGCCTGTTATAGCGTTCTCTGCCCCTGTTTTGATAAGGCTTAGTACACGCTTATCATTTTTAGGTAAGGTTTGTAATGTCATTACTTATCCTCACTTTCTTTGCTGACTAGAATAATCTGCCCTTTATCCCACATATCAAAGCAATCAGTCAAGATTTCTAATACTCGCTCTAATTGATTTTGCTCCTCGATACTGTAACAATCAAATTTATTTTCTAGCGAAAAATCAAGCATGGTTTGAAAAGCTTCTTCTAACCACACCCCAAAATTTTTAGCGCGTACGTTTTCATAGTTAAACTTCTTATCACTCATAGTTTTAAATCCTCCTAGTTATAATATCGTCCCTGTGATTGAATATAAGCCCCGTATCGCTCTTTAACATGATTATCGGGTATTTTATCATTCTCTTCTTTAACGTCCTCTAGGGGCTTAATATGAGCTAATAAAAGCAATAATAAAATTAATACCACCATAAGCACTAATTGCCCCCAGATTGGTAAATTGATTTCTTGGTAAATCATTTTTACCCCTTTCTAGCTCTTTCCTGCTTAATACCGGCGATTTTCCCCATAAGAAATAGTTTTTTATAAACTTCCCCTAAACTATTTTCACTTTGAACATAGCTTAAAATAGTACTGCCATAATAATTTAAATCACTTTCTTCTTGTTCGGTTAAATCGTTGTTGTGGTAGTCGCTTTGTAAGTATTCATCATGAAAATTCCCTTGAAATCCTAGTTCTTCAATTCGTTTTAGTTCCATGCTATTTCCTTTCTTCTTTGATTTTTTCTTGTTGCCTTTTAATGCTGTTTACTATACATACCAATTATTTAGTAGTTTTAAGAGCTACCGCTCTCCGTATGGACACAATAGCCTAACTTTGATAAAATTAAACTATATAAACTTTGCTAAAACCCTTTTAATAATAGCTTGCCTGCTTTATTAATTTTGTTTTAGTTTTATTTCCTAAAAGGCTTGTGAGTTTGGCGACTGGTAAGCCTTTTTTTGTGGGCTCATTTCTAATGACCCCATGTTTAGTAGTCTTCTAACAACCAATTTACGACACTTTCATAAATACGTTTTGGAGCGTTATAGTTGCCTTTTTCAATTTTTGTCAATGTTTGCCTAGCTATCCCAAGTTCAATACATAACGCTGTTTTTGTCAGCGCCATTTTTCCGCGTTTTATTCGGACTTTTTCAGCCATACTTTTTGAAACAATCATTTTTTACCTCTCTTTCTTCGTTCTCTTTTTGAGAACAAAAACATTCTAACATTCTTTTTTTGAGAATACAAGCTTTTTTTATTCTTTTTTTGAGAATTTTTCTTTTGATTACTTCACAGTTATGTTATACTTACCTTAAAAGCTGAGAGGAAATAGTATGTCTAAACAATTAAGACGTTTGAAAGAACTGAGACAAGAAAAAGGGATATCCCTAAGTAAACTTAGTAAAATATTGAAAGAGAAATATGATATTTCAGTCTCAACGAGTCAATTAATGTATTATGAAAAAGGGGAAAGAGAACCACGAAACAAGCAAGTATGGGAAAAGTTAGCTGACTTTTTCGAGGTTACTGAAAGTTATTTATTAGGTTACTCTGATAATCGTTTTAGCGTTGGTCAAATCGTTGAAGCAATCTCAAAAAAATTAACAAATAGCAACGAATATCTAAATAAAGATATATTGCAAAACACCATGAATATCATAAGTTTATCTGCTTTTTTAAATATGGATTTAGAAACGTTATCTAACATTTACTTTTATAACCTAAAAAGAACAACTCCTATGCAATCTTTGAGTGATTTATTTGATTTTTTCGACTCTGAAACGGAGGATTACAAAGAATTATTATCAATTGTTGAACCTTATCAAGCTGATGAAATTATACAAGAAATCAATAAATTAGGTGACTATAGGGCAAAACTTTCACTGTTTCTGAATGAGATAAGAACTGAAGAAAACTTTTTACAAACTACAGACTCCTCTGTAACTATGTCTGGTGAACCATCTAAAAAAGTTGTAAAAATAGATATTCCACAAAATACTTTAAGTGATGATGAATTGAAAGAATTATCTCCAGAAGAAAGAAAAAAATATATTAGTGATTATTTAGATGACTTGAGTAACGCTTTATCCAACTTAGCAGACTTTGCCTCTACAACGGCGAACCTATCTGCTGACCAAATCAGTAAGATAAGCGATACTTTAATACAAGCATTAGCCAAATTAAATAATATAAAAAATAAAAACAAAGACTAAACCAAACAATTGCCTATATAAAATCTTTATTCCACTATTTTCCAATAATCTAACACCCGAAAATCAAAAACAAGCCGTTTTTTCGATTTTCATACGATAAACTTCTACGATTCTTAATTCATTTTTCAAGAAAATCTATATTAAGAAACTAATAACTTAACATGTTAAACCTAGAACCTTTTTAATAATAGCTTGCCTGCTGATGGAAAGGTTTATACATGAATATCAAAGAAGTTAAAAAGAAAAACGGAACTATTGTCTATCGTGCTAACGTTTACCTTGGAACAGATAGACTAACAGGAAAGAAAGCACGTAAAAACATTACTGCTTCTACCAAAAAGGCTGTTAAAACCAAAGCCCGTGAGGCGGTTAACGAATTTATCAATAACGGTTATACAACTAAAGCCAAAGCTACAGTAAAAACATACAAGGAACTTGCTTCGCTTTGGTGGGATAGCTACAAAAATACAGTTAAACCAAATACCCAACAAGCGATGAAAGGACTGTTAAAGGTTCATATATTGCCTGTATTCGGTGATTATAAGCTTGATAAGCTAACGACACCTATTATTCAACAACAAGTAAACAAATGGGCTGACAAGGCAAATAAGGGCGTAAAAGGAGCATACGCAAACTATAACTTACTTCACAACGTTAATAGCCGTATACTTAAGTATGGGGTTGCTATGCAACTAATACAGCACAATCCCGCTACTGACGTTATTGTTCCCCGTAAAAAACAAAAAGAACAAAGTAAAATTAAGTTCTTAGATAGACAAGAATTAAAACAATTCTTAGGCTACCTAGGTACTTTAGACCAATCAATTTATGAAAATCTATTTGACTTTGTTTTATATACGTTCTTACTTGCTACTGGTTTACGTATTAGTGAGGCACTAGCCCTTGAATGGTCTGATATTGACTTAGAAAAGGGTATAGTTAGCATTAATAAGACGCTTAACCGATATCAAGAAGTAAATCCCCCTAAATCTAAGGCGGGTTATAGGGATATCTCAATTGATAAAGCTACTATACTTATGCTTAAGCAATATAAAAACCGCCAACAAGTCCAATCATGGCAACTTGGGCGGTCTGAAAAAGTGGTATTCTCTGTTTTTACAGAAAAATATGCTTATGCTTGCAATCTAAGAAGAAGACTTGATAAACACTTTAAAAATGCTGGTGTAACTAATGTATCTTTCCACGGTTTACGCCATACACACGCTACGATCATGCTTTACGCTGGTATTCAGCCAAAAGACTTACAACACCGTCTAGGTCATAGTGATATCTCAATGACACTTAATACATATGTTCACGCAACTAAAGAAGGAGCTCAAAAATCAGCTTCAATATTTGAAAATGCTATTAATAGTTTATAAGGGTATGACACTTTAGGGTCACCCTTTTACTATACAAAAAATAGCAAAGGGTAACAAAAAGGGTAACAAAATCAAAAAAAGCACCCTAGGGGCGAGCCTAGAATGCTTTCATATCAAGGGGTTACACCCTCTTAGTCAGTAAACTGATTATTTACCCAAGAAGTATTCGTCAGTAACGTTCAATTTTTCGTCAAATTCGAATACAAGTGGTGGGAAGTTAGGGATTTCAACATCCATAATTTCGTCATCTGACAATTGTTTGATGTGTTTTACAAGAGCGCGGATTGAGTTACCGTGAGCACCTACAAAGACGTTTTTACCATCTTTAAGAGCTGGAGCGATTTTATCTTCCCAGAATGGAAGAGCGCGTTCCAAAGTAACTTTCAAGTTTTCAGCATCTGGAACAACTTTGTCGTCAAGGTTAGCGTAACGACGGTCAGTGTGTGCTGAGTATTGGTCATCTTTAGCCATAGCTGGTGGCAATACATCGTAAGAACGACGCCAGATGTGAACTTGTTCGTCACCCCATTTTTTAGCTGCTTCAGCTTTGTTTTGACCAGTCAAACCACCGTAGTGACGTTCGTTCAAGCGCCATGATTTTTCAACTGGAACCCAAAGTTGGTCAGAAGCTTCAAGAGCAAGGTTAGTTGTTTTGATAGCACGTTTAAGAACTGAAGTGAAAGCAACATCGAATTCGATTCCTGCTTCTTTGATCAATTTACCAGCTTCAGTAGCTTGTTTAGTTCCTTCTTCTGTAAGGTCAACGTCAGCCCAACCAGTGAAAAGGTTAGCTTTGTTCCATTCAGATTGACCGTGGCGTGCAAACACTAATTTTACCAT